AAGGGCGGCTAAGAATTTTGAAGCGGCTTGGCTGGAAAGCAGCGCAAAGGCTGGCGAATGCAGGACGGAGCTTGATAAAATCAGTGGGGCTTTAGACCAGCTGGGCACAGCGGCAGGTGAAAGTGCAGAGGCCGCCCGCGAGGGCGCGGCGGCTTTAGACCAAAGCGCAGTTGCGGCCGCCAGCGCCAGGGCCACAATGCAGGCTTATATTGACGGCCTAAATGGTATGCTGCCGCAGGTTAAGGCGGCATTTGCCCCTATCTCAAGTTTGCTGCCGCAAAGCGGGGCGGTGCAGCTGGCATTGAATGGTATGCTTAGCCAGGGTTTGCCTGCGGCGATTGAACTGCCAGAGCCAACAGCTGCTTATGCTAGCGGTACTGAGAGCGCGGCCCGTGGCTGGGCTTTGGTTGGCGAGCAAGGGCCGGAGCTGCTGTTTATGCAGGGTGGCGAGAGAGTTTTAAGCAATCGGGAAACTGAACATATTTTCCAGCAGGAGGCTCAGAGCGTTCAAATGGCGGCGTTGCCGGAGCCTGCTAGAATAATACCAACGTTTGAGAATGGCGGAAAGGATAATGTACAAATATCTGTAGCTCCTGTATATAACCTCAGCGGTATTGCAGCGCCTGATGAGGTGCGCGAGGTTTTGCAGCAGCACGATGATAATTTGCGGGAGCTTATCCGGGAGGCGTTGGCAGATTGGCAGGCCGACCGTCGGCGGCTGGCGTTTATTTAATATTTACGAAAGGGGTTTGTGATAATGAAAGAACTTAGCAGATTAGTAGGGGAAATGGAGTATGACGGTTTAATTGCCGGCTTAAATCCGGCTGCCGTGGTGGGCGGCGGCACACTGGCCGCGCTTACTGCGGAGGCAGAATATGAGCGTGGCACAGTTTTGGCTAAGTCAACTAAAAACGGTCAGCTTTATATTTTGGGCAGCACAGCAGCAGAGGGCGACGCTTTAACGCCGGACTGCATTTTGTGTGATGATACTAAAATCGGCGCAACGGCGCAGACAACAGCGGTTTATCTGGCTGGTTGTTTTAACCCTAGCAAATTGGTAACGGCCGAGGGGTACACGCTGACCGAGGCGGATAAGGATAAGTTAAGAGAGCGCGGCATTTTTCTTAAAGCCGTGGCTGATTAAAGGAGGTACATATTTATGCCAAACGTAGACCTTTTTGATAGTTATTATTTGCAGGCTGCGACAGAAGAGATTGTGCCGTTGGCTAGTTTTTTTAAGGATAGATATTTTCCGACCGGTGCTGATGATATTTTTGCAGCGGATAAGGTTTTGACTGAATATCGCAAGGGCGACCGCAAGTTGGCGGCTTTTGTGGCGCCGCGGGTTGGCGCTGTTTCGATTGAGCGGATGGGGTATGAAATCCGCGAATATCAGCCGGCTTATATTGCGCTTTCGCGCCTGCTGACGCTGGATGATTTGCAAAAGCGTGGTTTTGGCGAGGCTCTTTATCCTGAAATGGACAAGGCGCGTCGCGCAGCGCGCCTGCAGCTTAGGGATTTGCGTGATATGGACAGACGTATTGGCAGGCGTGAAGAATGGATGGCCGTCCAGACAATGCTTAACAATGCCTGCCCAATGCAGGAGTACATTGACGCTAAGACTGCAGGCGAGGAGCTGGAAGTTAAATTTTACAGCGGAGCCAGCGAGCATTTGTATGTAACCGCTAACAAATGGAATGGAACGAACGGAGACCGTTTTGCAGATATTAAAACTATGTGCAGGCTGTTGTCCAGACGTGGCTTGCCTGCTCTGGATTTGGTGTTGGGCGGTGAAGCAGCCGAGGATTTTGCCAATGACGAAAAGGTGCAGCGTTTGCTTGATAATCGCCGTATGGAGTATGGCAGTCTTGCGCCGGAGCTTACGCAATATCCGGGCGTTGCTTCTATGGGACGTTTAAATTTTGGCGGTTTTGTACTGAATTTGTTTGAGGTCAACGAGAGCTATGAGGACGAAAACGGCAAGGAACAATTTTATTTTCCTGCTGATGGCGCTATGGTGACGGCTCCCGGTTGCGGTCATATGATGTATGGACAGATTACGCAGATTGACTATGGTTCTGCCGACCATAAAAGTTATGCCGCGCCGCGGGTGGCAAAGTTTATTCTTGACCAGCCGAATGATAGCCGTTCGTTACGTTTGGCCTGCCGCCCTTTGGCAGCGCCGCATAATTATTGTCCTTATATTTTTGCGCCGCAAGTTGTCGGCTAAGAGAAAGGAGCAAATACTAAAATGGTTAAAGTAAAAATTACTAATGGTATATATGGGCATAAACCTAAAGGTGTTCAATGTGTGCAACTGGTTGGCTATGGTGAAGCTGTTGAGGTGTCTAAGACTGAGGCCAAGCGTTTGCAGGATTTGGGTGTGGCTGTTCTTCTCGAGGCGGAGAAAAGTCCTCAAACACCAAATGAAAATGAGCCGCCTGGAGGGCTGGATGATAACGGTGAAATGCAGCCATCGGCTCCTGCTGCTGCCGACCCGGTAGTATAATTATGAGCAGTTTTAAGGAAATGTTGGCCGCTGATAACAAAAGGGTTTTTTTGGACACAGGGGAATTTGCCAGCCTGCGCACCATTATTTACGATGGGCAAAGCTTTGTGGATATTCCGGTAGTTTTATCCGGCCTGCGGGAAGATGAGCGGCAGCAAAATGCCGCCGACCACGCCCAGGGGCTGTTTTTGGTAAAAACCCTTTTACAGTGCGCTTTGGTCGATTTGGGCGGTGTGCAGCCACAAAAGGGAGCGAGGCTTAAAATTAACAATCAGGAGGGCGGCGGCGGTTTTTTCCGGGAATTTTACATCACGGAAGCGGTTTGCGAATTTGGCCTGCTGCGGCTGGAATTGGAGGATATGAATGAGCGGAACAGGTGGAACTGGCAATAGAGGCGTTACCTCTTTGGCCGTAAGCAGCGAGGTTGTGCAAAACAGCCTGGAGCGGGCGGAAAGGCTGTTGGCTGCAATTAACGGCGGCGTATATCGGGCGATGGGCAGCGCGGCTGCACGAGCCTTGGCCGCAGGCAAAACGGCAGCCAAGGTGGCAGTGGCTCAGGAGTATGCAATCAGCCAGGGGGAATTTTTGAAGCACACCACCAACACCAATCATCATTATGGGCGAGCCTCCAGTGGTGATATGGTTTGGCAAATTGGCTATGCCGGTTATGTTATACCGCTGCTCAAGTTTAAAACCCGTCCGGCCAGTAATGGCCGCTTGCAAACCCAGGTTAAAAGAAGTAATTCAGCTGAGGTTTTGCAACACGCATTTAAGGCCAACATATTTGGCCACGAGGGCGTTTTTGAGCGGCAGGGCGGCAGCCGTTTCCCGGTGCAGGAGCTTTACGGCCCAGCGGGGCCACAGATGATGGCGGCCAATGAAACTGTGCTGGAGGCGGTGGACGCAAGAGTGGCGGAAGTATTTGAGCAGCGTTTGGAGCACGAAATTAATGCTATTTTGCAAGGTTGGAGAGGATAATTTGTGAACAAAGTTATTTTGTTGGAGCAGCTTAAAGAGTTTACTGAGCTGGCAATTAAAGATTTGCTAATGCCGGTACGGCCGCAGGAAAATTCGCCGCAGGAGCCGCCCCGGCCAGCCAGGGTGCATTTGATTAACCTGCCAAGCGGCAGAGGGCCGACTGAGCAAGCGCCTTATGTTATCCACCGGATAATTACCGGCAAGGACGAGCAGCCGGCGGGCGAGCGGGAGCAGGCCGGGGCTTTGGTGCGGACGGTTTTTGCGGTGTATAATCCGGACGAGCAGGAGGGAGGGCTGATGCTGCTAAACCTGATGGAGCGGCTGCGCATTGCCCTGCTGCAAAGGCGGGTGCTGGGCGGCCAGTTTGCGCTGGATATGCAGGCCGGGATTGAGAGCCTAATTTACCCGGATAATACGCCGCCCTTTTACCTGGGGGAGATGATGAGCCGTTGGTGGCTGCCAGCGATTAAGCGGGAGCTTAAAGAGGGGTATATCAGATAGGGAGGATTGATTATGGCAAACAAAAAAATGTTGTTGGCGGAAAACAAGCCGCCGCAGACGAGTAAGGGAGGCGGTGCTGGTTTTTGTGTGTATATTGGCCCAACGATTGTGGGCCTTGCTCAAAATGGCACAATTTATCCTGGAACAAAGCAGCAAGCTAAAATGAGCCCGGAGCTGGCTTTGCTTATGGAAAAATATCCGTTGGCGGCGGATTTGCTGGTGGACGGAGAAAAACTGGCTGAGGTCAGAGCCAAAGTGAGGGAGCCTGGAAATTTGTTCAACAATAAATATAAGCAGCTTTGCCGAATGATGGCAGAGGAAAGATAAAGGAGGATTGATTGTTATGGCAGAGGTTCATGGTGTTTCGGCAAGGCAGCAGGCGACCAGCGTTTTAACGCCGGCAGTGGCGGAAAGCGGTATTCCTTTTGTGGTGGGCACGGCCCCGGTGCATACGGCTGAAAGGCCGGCGGCAGCCGGGGTTCCGGTGCTTTGCACCAGCTGGGACGAGGCGGTGGCTCAGTTGGGCTACTCCGAAAACTGGAAAGACTACACACTTTGCGAGGTTATGTACAGCCACTTCAAATTGTTTGGCTGCCAGCCTTTGATTTTGTGCAACGTGTTGGATGCGGCCGAAATGCGGGAAGATGTGGCGGCGGCAGATTTGCTGGTGAGCAAGCACAAAATTACTTTGCCTCTGGCTGCTTTGAGCGCCACCTTGGCGGTTAAGGCAGCAGACGGCGGCGAAACCCCTGCGGAGTACGTGGCCGGCAAGGATTTTGAGGCTTATTACAGCGGCGAAAACCTGATTGTGGAGCTGCTGGAGGAGGGTGCCTGCTATGAGGCGGCCAGCCTTAATGTGGCCTATGCCAAGGCCGCGCCGGAGCAGGTGACAACCGCCCAAGTGGCGGCAGGCGTGGAAAGTGTGGAGTTTTGTTTAGGCAGTTTTGGCATTGCGCCGGATTTGCTGTTGGCGCCGGGTTTTTCCCAGGATAGTGTGGTGGCGGCGGTTATGGCGGCCAAGGCGGCTGCTATTGGCGGCCTGTTTGGAGCCAAGGCCCTGATTGATATTGACTGCGGTGTGGAGGGGGCCAAAACATATGCGGACGTTTTGGCGGCCAAAAACAAGGCC